CCCCTATTCTCCCAACCTTTAATGACAAACGGTCCAGCGCTTTTGCTTGGGTTTTCTCTGTTTTTGATTAATCCTTTTGAGTTGTCAATAACCGCGCCGTCAGGCAAAGAGTTATACCAACTCTCAAAAACTTGTTGATCATCAAAAGCATTTTCCGGTATTTCTTCAAATACTTTAAGGTTTAATTTATCTAACTCAGCATTTACAACTTCTAAATCAGTAACGCTAGAGTCACTGAAAAGTTCTTGTTCTTTTCTGTTCATGATTACACTGTTGGCAGTCATTTTTTTAAATGCATACAAAGCAACATAGTTTGCGAACGGGCCTTTGCTTAACGATAAAATTGCATTTTGATACGCTTTGAATTCCATGTCAGAAGTAGAGCCAGAGCCTACTGGGCGCATTTTTGGGGCCAAATAATTTGAAATGCCCTCAAGATCTTGAATCGCAAATAATCCGGGTCCAACACTTTTGTCTGTCCCAAACATTTGGTTCAAGGTTGCTTTAAAAGTTTTAGTAAATTCAGTGATCGGGCCTGTTTCTGCTCCAGACATCAATAAATTTAAAGCTCTATCAACAGTAGGTATGACGGAAACAATCTTGTCTCGTCGTTCACTTTGCTCCTTGCCACCAAGAAGTTTCAGCCTTTCCTGTCTTGTTGTGGCAAAGCCCGGAACAATTGAACCAGAAGACGGAGAAAGCAAAACATCAATCACAATGCCATCTTGAACCA